ATAGCGTGAACGCATTGCGAAAATCAAACCTGTTGGGCCTGTCATTGGTTGAACACCGCAAATGTCATAGGCGATAAGGTTAGGTAATGAACGGCGAACTAGGCTGATAAGAATTGGGTCGAAACCTGCAACTGGACCACCTGCGTTTGCACCGCCACCGAAACCACCAGTACCAGCGGTAGTAGCTTCACGAAGAATGTTATTTTCTTCGTAGAATGCCTTTTCTTGGTTCTCAAGAATAACTGCTGTAACAGCTTTGCGATACGGGTCTTTGATTGGTGCTAGTTCTGGATGGTCAAGAACTGGCGACCATTTTTTGGAAATTTCTTCTGAGAGAAACATATTTTTGCTCCTTGAGTTTATTTAGGTAAAGTTTTTGAAATTGCACTTGCGTAAGCGGCCATACGAGCGTCTTTGATAGCAGGTTTTTCTGAACCATCTTCGACTTGCTCATGCATTTGCGATGCATTGGCTTTCTTCATTCCTGAAGGGAAGTAATTTTCACGAATGGTCTCAAGTTTTTCTTGGTATTCTTCCTCTGTGGAGAATTCTACGCTCTCTGCAAGCGATTTGATTTTTTCAACTTGAGTAGATGTCAATCCTTCACACACTGTGCGAACAACATCAATCTTTTTAGCTTCGGTCAATTGCTTCTTGTATTCGATACCACGCTGAATTTCTTCGTTCAACTTGTCTTCAAGGCTTTCAACTTTCGTTGCTAACTCATCTACAAGGTCAACTTTTTCAGCAGGCACATCGATATAATGCTCTGCAAATAGGTTACGCAAACCACCGATGAAGTCTTCTACCATTTCGGTACGAAGTCCTTTTTCGATGGCTACTTCATTTTGTTTCATCCACTCTTCTACAATGTAGTCGAGATAGTCGTTAACTTTTTCTGTCAAATCTGTACGAATAGATTCAACTGCTTCTTCAAGCATAGAAGAATATTCGGTTTCGATTTCTTCTTTAATTGTATTGATTCTGTCAGTAACACGAGCCTCAAAAATTGTAGAAACTTTTGATTTGAATTCTTCAGAGATATTTTCATCTCCAAAAATTGCGTCAATGTCAGCAGACAAGTCTTCAGCAACCATTTCGCCATCAACTTCAGTTTCTTCCATTTTAGAAGATGCGGCAGATGGTTTTGTAGTCGGCGCTACTGCTTTAGTACCAGTAGCATTTTTTACATTGCTGTCGGCGTGCTTTTCAGGTGTATCACCACCCAAGTCTTGAATTTCGCCTTCTGGTTTTTTAGGACTGTCAGATGGTGCAGATTTCTTGCTGTTAGCTAGAATTTCGGCAGCCGCTTCTAAGAGTTGATTAGCCATTTAAAATCTCCTTATGATTCTTTATTTATAAAATTAAAGTTTTCGTAAAAAATTCTCGAATAGTTGTGCGGCAACCGTTTCGATATCCTTGCGGGATGCTTTCTGAATTGCAGTTTTTGCTCTGTCAATATCGACTTCTTCAAATCGACCTTCAACAAAAACCCATTCTTTTCCTTCACGAATTCCATGTACAAAAGCGTCCGGCGCTGATGGGTCTGCTACGATATCGGCCGCTGTTGCAAGACGAAAATCATCTTGTACGACATTGATACCATCATTTCTTTTACGCAATGATCCAAGACCACGAGAAGACACGCCTATACCAGCACCTTCATCAATCAGATTTTTGACGATGTTTCCGTAAGGAGTATCCATAATTTTTGCTTTTCCGATAAAATTATTACCTTCAGCTTTCAGACTCTTAATCATGTGTGAAACACGCTCAAGATTGATTGTTGGTGTATCAGGATGTCCTAACTCACCATACGCACGATTTTGTTCTACATATTCTTTCACATATCTATTCACTTCATTACCGAGAATATCCATAGAGTACTCTCGCATATTTTTGTTTGGGCGATTTGCTTGCATAAAAACGCCTTCAATATAGTACCCTTTTTTGCCTGTCTTTTCATCAGCTTCAGTCAAGTACTTTACATCCTCAACATATTCTTTAATTAGTTTCATAGTAGACCTACATCTGTAGAATAAGTAGCAACTTTTGAGAATTGCATAATAAGTGATCCATCTGTACCTGAGTTTGTCACATAGATGTTTGATGTTGAACCATTAGCAAGTGCCACATCATATACAGAGAATTGCAAATCGTTTTGTGCAAACAATGAAAGTAATACTGGACCAGTTGCATCATTACCACGATAGATTACCCACTTGCCGTCAGTGGTTGTAATCACATGAGTGAGTGATGCTGAGTTTACAGTCTCAAGTGAACTGTTAGCTGAAAGAGCCGACAAATTAATTCGTGTGGCAGTATTGCCAGTAACACGAATAATTGAACGACTTCTTAATGTGTTTATAATTTCATAAGCCATTTTATTTTAGTCCTATTGCCTTACGGCGGTTCATTGACATTTTTCTTTTAAGTAATGTTCTACGCAACTTAGAGCGGCCTTTTGACCTCCAAAACTTTTTCAAGTTACGAGACTTCTTCATTCTTGATACAGCAGATACACGAACAACTTTATTGCCAGAAATTCTGAATCCTTTAATTGCTGACTTTCTCTTATTCTTTTGAATAACCATCTTACCTTTTTTATCTCTACGAATACGGCGGCGAATCTTAATGATTCTTCCTACCTTCTGTCTGTTAGGATTAAAAGCCTCTGATAGTTCTTCAAAATAATCTGATGCAATTGTTCTTTTGAGAGCAATCAATTTGCGCTCAAGCATTTCATCTAGTGACGCAAAGATTCTATCTTTTGCATCTTCAAATCGTTGTCTGATGATATCGTCAATCATTTCATTTGTTTGAATGCAAAAGATGAAGCCTTCATCATACCAGCTTTACTTTTGTTGACTAAATCTTCAATCTTTTTCTTATTGTCATCGTTCAATGCTTTATGAACAGCCATAATTGCTGATGCAGTAAACCCATCAACTGTTGCACTTGAGCCATCATCAAATTTTACTTTTTGATGTTGCTTATCATCAACAATCTTTTTCAATGTATCAAATGCACTTTCGTAAATTACTTCTTCAGTAGCAATTGCTTGCATACCTGCCATCTGTGCAGTGCTATCAAATTTATTAGTCTCATCTGGTGTTGAATACGGTACACTGAAGTAACGACCAATCTTGTCATTGAAGTAAAGTGCAACTCTTGTTCTATTTGGGAAAACACGAATAGCTTTTCTTTTCAATACCAAGACTGGAGGTGGGTCAACTGGTCTTGCATATGCCTCATCAATAGATTCGGTACTGATTGAGTTTTCAATTTCTTCTTCTTCTTTAACTGCTTTACGAGCCAAAGAGAAAACCTGTTTGTTATTCGAAAGAACATCAACCATACGGTTAAAAATATTCACAACAATAGCACGGTCAGCACTACTGAATTGTGGATTTGGTTCTTGCATCTTATCAAGAATTTTATGAATTCTTTGTAACTGTGCCTTATTGGCAAGTCCTGCACGAACCAATGTGTCGAATTTGGAGTAGTCAGACTTCTCCTCTTCAACAACAATATCTTCTCGAATGTTCTTTATGGATTTCATTCTGTTTCTGTTTCTGTGTCAAACATAGTTGATGCAATACTTTGCTTACGAGCATCTAGTGCCGCAATTATTCTTTGCGATAACATATCTTCAATTACTTCTCTTGCTTCTACTTTATCGTCTTGACCGATTAAGTCTAAGAATTGTCTTGTTTGTTCATTAGCCACGATGTTCTCCAATAATTATTTCTTTGATTTATTTATACCACCTGATAACTTATCTACAGTAGAATCAAGCATAGGTGTCATAGATTCACCATTTGATTCAGTAGAGTTATCAGCAGTATTATCTACGCCAGTCAAGTCACCCAACTCAGTTCCTTCACCTGGAACTGGTGCTGGTTGTTCTTGTCCTGGCGGTACAGGTTGACCATTAGGTCCTGATGGTTGTGCTAAGTCAGGAAATAGCTTTTGCTCTTCATCAATTTGTTTTCGCATGTCTTCAATCTCATCATCAGATTGCTGAAGAACATTTTTCTTAACCCACTCTAATGAGAAATACTTACCAATGTATGGGTCAACTGTAGCAACTAAATTTAATCTTTCACGCAGTAACTCTGCTTCACGCATCTCAGCAAAGTTATTATCTTTCTTGAAATCATACCAAATAGTTTCTTTAAATTCATCCCACTCTTCAGTAGTACAAATTCCTTTGAGAGATAGCTGTACCTTTAAAGCACCATCAAATAATTGACAGAATTTATTACGAAGACGATTTACAAATTTGGCAAACTTAACTTCATCTCTTGTGACTTCAGATACACGACCAAGACCAATCATGCCTCCAGGTTGTGTATCAAGGCGACTAACTGGAACATTCAATGACTGAAACAGTTTTCTCTGAAAGTATTGCACATCTTGCAACTCACCAAGATTCTGTCCTGCTGGCAATGTTGTAATCTCTGTACCTTTACCACCTTCACGGCGAGGCAACCAGAAGTCTTCAAGCATTGAAAGATGTTTGCGCTCATCTTTAATCTCACCAGTGTTTGCATCATAGACAAGTTTGTTACGATACTTGACCATGATATCACGAAGATATTGTTCTGCTTTTAATTTTGGTAAGTTACCAACATCAATATAGAATACACGGCGCTCAGGTGCTCTTGACAATCTGTAAATGACAATAGCATCTTCAGTCATTCTTAACTGATTCAATGGTTTGATTGCTTTATGCAAGTAACCAAGAACCATTGTGTTCTTGGCATCCATTAAACCTGAGTTTACATTAATTATTGAGTCTGGTGCAATACGAATACCAGATACGCCTGCGGCCGCATTTGCTGTATAGCCTTGAGTGGTCATGCCTCTTTCATTATAGACATAATACTCAGTGACAGATGAAATTAATTCAGCACCTGTTCTTGGGTCTTTATTTTTTTGAATCTCACGAACTTTTCTAATTTTTCGTGGGTCAATAAATCTTAATTCTTGTATGCCTTGTTTAGGCTGTTTTTCGTTGACAATAATATGATAGTTGAGTCTACCATCAATATACCAACGGCGATAAATCTCATCTCCAAGATTCGAGAAGTTCAACATGCGTTTAACATTTTGAAACTCTTCTCTAATTTTCTTTTTGATAGAATCAGGCTGCTTCAATTTGTCCATATTGATATCAACGATTTCACCATCGTCAGTGTCAATAGTAATTGATTCAGTAATAATTTCATCGATGGCCGCTTCACATTCTGCATGAAGAGACATCTCACGATATCGTGTAATTAATTCAAGTTCATTGCGAACTGAACCTTCGAGGTCCACATAGGTGCCATAATACGCACCAGACTGAACGGTTATAGCGCCGTCTTCAACAGCGGCTTGCGGCATAACGAAAGAAGACTGCTCAGGTTTTTCGACCTGAGTTACTTCTTTCTTGCCTAGATTGAAACCAAAAAGTTTGATAGCCATATCACTCCATTATATAATAAAAAGTAAGGGAGGGGAAATCCCTCCCTATACTTAGTTGATGCCGATTGCGGCGGCTTCCCAATATTGATACGCCATAGTTACTGTAAACTCTTCAATTGTATCGTTTGATCCCCAATCAACATCAATTTGACTGACATCAGTTGGGAACATTCCGATAAACTTGTAAGATTTAATTTCATTGCCTGTTTTACCATACTGTCTTACAACAGCATCTACACCATAAGATGTAGCAGAACGAGCGATATTATTTCTCAAGTTAGTAGAGTGTGAATTCAACGCCGCCATCCAACGCTCGAAAGCATTACGGATAACGAAGTCTTCATCATTGATAATTGTGATTGTCCAGTCAGCAAATGTTCTGTTACCAGCAACTTTAATCTCACGACCAAAGTACTGGATAGGAACTGAATTTACTGTTGAACCTGGCAAGCCAGCAGTCTTACAAAAAAATCTAATTATTTCATCCGCATTTCCAGCATTAGCAAAAAGAGGAAAATTCATCTCAACTTGGAATAAGTTAGGACGAGCGCCATCTCCTTGCATCTGAGAGCGGAATTCATAGACATTAAAAGCCATTTAATTTTCTCCTGTTCTCTTTATTTATTAGAATTTACCAACAACTTCATCAAATGCAACACCAGTTCTAACTGCAACAAAGTTGAGTTGAATGAAATTGATTGAACGAGCAGGTTTGATATAAATGTCACCAATGAATTCATTACGGTCAATTACTTCACCAGTGTTATTTGTTTCATCGCAAACAACACGGAAATCGTAAATACCACGGCGACCCTGTACATCACGCAAGAATGGTTCGACTAGTGCTACGAATTGGGCACGAGTAAATTCGTCATTGAATTCAAACAATGAAAACTTGGCTGCTTTTGCAATTGCTTTTTCAAGAACAATAAACAAACGGCGAACATTGATTCTGTCGAATGCAGATGGTTTAGCTAACAATGTCTTATCACCGAAAAGGATTGTACCTTCGCCAGGGAATGTAACGACAGGGTTAACACCAATCTTATACAACTCATCACGCTCTGCTTTGGTTGGGTTGAAAGAAAGTTTAATAACATTCTTGATTTGACCACGATTGAAACCAGCTGGTGAGAACCATGGGTCACGCTCAGTGTCTGTTCTTACGCACAATCCTGCTGTATCACCGTTCATAGGAATATAACGGTATACATCGTTGTATTTGTCGTATTGATATTTCCATGATGAGTCTATGACTGCATATGAAGATGATGTCAACAAATTACGGAATGTAGTAATGTTTGCTCTTTCGCTTCCTGCTTGGTCAACAACATCATCACGGCGTGGTGATAAGAACACTAAGCAGTCTTTACGAGCCTCAGCAATGTTACCAATCAAATGTGTTGCAACAGTTTGAGAAGTAGCACCAGCTAGAACTAATGAAATGTCAACGATTTCTGGATCTTTGAAAAAATCATAGCCTCTGATAAGGTCATCAGTACCAGGAGTTTCATACAAACCACCAGCTAGAGATGAACTCACTGGAGTATTAATGTTAGTATAAGTTGTACCTAGAGCCGCATTACCCCAATTGGTACCGCCTGAAGTGTGGTCACCCCAATAGACATATTTGGATCTATTGAAAAGAACACGAGGATAGTAGCTTGATGAACCGCTGTCACTCTTAGCATCAGATGCTTTAGAAAGATATGCGTATTTTTCAAGAACTGTGTTTGCTGAACCTGTTAGTTTACCATCTTCATCGATAACGATAATGTGCATTTCATCTCCACTACCACCTTTATCAGCGACAAAAGTAGAAGTTCCTGGTGCGCCATCAAAGTTATCAGCATATTGCCACTTACGAAGAACTGATGCGCCAGCACTTACATTTGCTGTCAATGCTGTTGCAAGTGTAACAATTGTCGTAGAAACTTGAGCAACACGAATATATGTTGTACCACCATCTACAGAGATGAAGTCATTGTTTGCAATCAATGTGGCACCGCTTGAACTAAGGTTAATAGTTGTGTTACCAACGATAGATGCGTTTGATGTGATAGATGCTAGTGAAGTCAAGTTTCCAGAGAACGCATTTGCGCTTGGGCAAATAGAAATTCTCAATGAATCACCTAAAGAGCCAGCATATCTAGCGGCGAAATCACCGAATGTGCCTTCTCCGTTTAAATAGTTCTCTTCGTATTCATCTTCATTCTTAATATAAATTCCATTCCCGCCTGTTGTAGCGTTGTTTGAATTTGTATTAGCGGCACGAACAATACGAAGATTGTTTCCGTATGCCAAAAAGTTGGCAGCCGTAAAAAATGATGTGGCAGTATTTGCATCCGGTTTACCGAAGCGTTCAACGAGTTTTACCTCATTGTCAACAAGGATTCTAGTGTCAATAGGTCCCCATTGAAATGCTCCAGAAAACGCACCTTGAGTTGTCCCAACAGCAGGAACTACTGTTGTTAAGTCAATCTCTGATACATTTACGCCTGGACTTAGTTGAAAGGCCATGTTTTGTCTCCTTTAAAATTCTTAGTCTGGCTTAAAATTCCAATTACTGTTTATTTATAGTTTTACAAATTTGAGGAAAGATAGCGACTTTTTACGCTACTCCATAAATCACCATCCTCAACTCTCATCTCTTCATAATCATTTACACCCTGATATCCATCTATGATACCAAAAGGTGTCATGGAGTCTTCAATTAGGGAGTTTTGCTCTTCTAGAATGTGCTGTCTAATGTCTGTATTTGTAGTTTCTTTGAAAAATTTCTGTGCAACTAGCCAAGCAAAAAGCACCAGCGTCATTGCTAAGTCATCATTATTACCTTCTTCAGCGGCATAACTATCTTTAACACGCACAAATGTGTTAAGTTCTGCAATGGTATCGAAGTCATAAATCAGAAATTTATTGTTCTCAACAATCGCTTTTAAGTTAGCGCATCCAATCTTCTTAACTGCTGATGTTGTTCTCAATCCAAAAGAGACTGATTTTTTATATCCAGCAGAAATTGACTGACCTTTAATAGAGTGATGTTCTAACTTGAAGATATTTTCATACTCTAAATCATTATGTAGTATATCCACAACTTGTTGGCCGTTGTCGTTGATTTCAACAAGCACAAATGCTTCATTGTAATACTTTGCTACCCTATAAATTAATGTAGGAAATGTTAACGGTGAAATTGTATTGCTTCTGTATTTGGCAACTTGTCTGTAAGGAACAGTAGTTACATCGACAACTGAGAATGCTGAATAATCTAAACCTAAACCTCTCGAAACATCGACTGTCATTGTATACATGTTTTTAACTTTTGGTTTACCTGTCTCTTCATCAAAATGTTCAGTGATAGGTCTTTCATAGATTGATAAACCATTCTCTTCTTCAAGTGGATTCTTGAATGCTAACTCACGAAGTTTTATACCAGAGATTAATGTTGCCGAAGAACCAATGAATTCTGTCTCAAACTCTTGTCTGAATTGTTCTTCAGAAGTGTTTCGTATTGTCTCTTCTTTCCAAGCATCATCACGACCTGGAACCATTGACCAATGCACTTCAAGTGGTTTGTATGTTGAACGACCTTCTGTTGCATCGACCCACATCTTATAAAATTGATTCAGACCATTAGGTGTCGATACAATAATAACCTTTGTCGTTTTACCTGATGAAATAACAGGGTATGTTGATGTGAAGAAGTCTTGTGCCATGTTGTGCTGAACGAAGGCAAACTCATCTAGAAAAACTAGATTGTAAGTACCACCACGAACACCAGATGCAGAAGTAGCGTATGCCCAAATAACAGAACCGTTTTCAAGTTCGATGTTACCTTTATTCCAAACCTTGATACCTTGTTGCAACCATAGAGGCAAATATTCATATGCGTATTGAAGTCGACCTAAAATCTCACGAGCCAATGCGCCTTTGTTTGCAAGAATTGCAATCTTATAATCAATGTTGAATAGTACAGTCCAAAGCATGTATCCAACTGTCGTAGTTGTCTTACCAACCTGACGAGGCATCTTTGCAATACAGAAACGATTGTTGTGAAATGTATCAACCATCTCTTCTTGAAATGGCCACATGTC